TGCGGGGGCCACAACATAAAGGAAAAATGAAAATGGACTGGATGGCGCTCGTAATATTAATCGCAAATACCGTAATCACCGTCCTTACTAACTGGGACGTAAACCGCAAACGTAATCAAACTCGGGAATCCGACTAATGGGAATCTGGGACGGCTTAGGCTCATCCGTAATCGGTGGCCTCTTCTCAATGGCGGGCGGTATGTCTGCCTCTGGCTCTTCTGCTAAAGGCATCGAACAAATGAACGCTGCAAATGCAGCTGAAGCTCAAAAAAATCGTGACTTTCAAGAAAAAATGTCAAACACCGCCCACACTCGCGAAGTCTCTGATCTTCGCAACGCCGGCCTAAACCCCATTCTCTCCGCTACCGGGGGATCCGGGGCTAGCTCCCCGGGAGGCTCCATGGCTGTCATGGAGGACACTCAAGCCCGTTCAACGGGCGTAAAAGCTCAAATGGCTAATCTCGCTGCAAACACTGCAAAAACTGTCGCTGATACTTATGTATCTAAATCGGAGGCGAAACTCAATGATAAATTGTCTGCTAAAGCTGGCGGGACTATACCTGGCACTGATATACCTCTTGACCGTGCTGCTGATCTGTTTTCCAAAGTAACTTCTGCAAAATCATCGCCTCTAAATGTTTCAAAAAATTCAACTCGACAACAAACTCTAAAAGCTCAAGGCGTAAAAACCTGGTTCAACTAAAAAAAGGAAACTAAAATGATCACTGCTCGCCACGAATACATGGACCGCCCCATTCTCGCATCCGATCTCAACTTTGAAGGTGACAAAGGCGTCACAAAACAAGCCGACCTTAAAGAATCTGATATTAACTACATCATGAAACGGTTTGAAAAAACCGGAACTCTCCCGGAAATGATCCTTAAAAATGGCCACTACGGCGATTATACCGCCGTTCCGGACTATCAAGAGGCCATGAATATCATAAACCTCGCTCAATCGCAATTCGAAGCTCTGGACGTCAATGTCCGTAATCGCTTCGAAAACAACCCGGAAAAGTTCCTCGCTTTCACTACAAATCCAGAAAACTACGACGAAATGGAAAAAATGGGCCTTCTTAAGCCCGAACTCGTCGAGGCCCGGCGCGCAGAGCGCCATAAGGCCTCCGCTGATCGGCTCGCAGCCGAAAAGGTAGCAAACGATCTCGCCGAAAAGGCTCTGATCGCTAAAATCAAAGCTGAACTGGCAAAGTGAAGCGCAAAGCACAGTAATCTACTTGATGTAACTGTGCTGACTGACACCAAACGGGGGAAACATGACATCTGAACAAAAAATGCGTCTCCAAAACCGGGTTAATCTCTGTAACGAACAAATTGCTGAAAGCAATAAACTACTTGGCCACCATGGCCAAAACCTTAAATTCTGGAAAAATGAACTATCCGCTGCTCAATCGGAGCTAATCGGTATTCAACTCGCTCTTAATCTACGCTGCTCAACCTGTGGAGACTAAAATGTTCAGAAAAAAAATGAATAACAAAAAATCGAAAAAGCTCTTTTCGAAAACTGCGGGGGGCGAACACGTCCACCCTAAAAACGCTACGGTTATGCCGATGCGCGGTGGTATTCGCGCCTAAAAGGGGCGCGTATGCCTTGCTACCATCCGATCTCTGCTTGGCAGCTTCTCAATGTAAAAACTGCCAAAGGCAAACCTACAATCTCGTTCAAAAATCCCTATGCCCGTCCCTCACCCACTCGCGTGGGAATACAGGTTCCCTGTGGGCAATGCATAGGCTGCCGTCTAGAACGCTCTCGCCAATGGGCGATCCGCTGCGTTCACGAAGCATATGGCCACGAGGACAATGCCTTCATCACACTCACATACGCTCCTGAACACCTCCCCCATGATGTCAGTCTAAATATCTCTCACTTCCAAAAATTCATGAAACGATTGCGAAAAGCAATCTCTCCTAAACTCGTCCGATTCTTCCACTGTGGAGAATACGGCGAACTAAATCAACGTCCTCACTACCACGCATGCCTATTTGGCTATGACTTCCCGGACAAAGTCCTCTACACAATCCGCGACGAATGTCGCTTATATCGCTCTCCTATGCTTGAAAAACTCTGGCCAATGGGCTTCGCTACTGTGGGGGACGTAACCTTCGAAAGCGCTGCCTATGTGGCGCGCTATATCACAAAAAAATTACCGGCGATCTCGCCGAAAAACACTATCACGGGCGTCAGCCCGAATATACAACCATGTCCCGGCGTCCGGGCATTGGTAAAAACTGGTATACCCAATTCTCATCTGATGTATACCCTTCCGACGAAGTGGTCCTTCGCGGAAAAATAATGCATCCCCCTCGCTTCTATGACAAACAACTAGAAACTGAAAATCCCCAACTCTATCAAAAAATAAAGATTGACCGAAAGGCTCAAGCTCTTCATAATGCTGCCGATAACACAGCTGCGAGATTACAAGTCAAAGAGACTTGCAAACTCGCACAATTCAAACAACTAAAAAGGGGATTAGAAAATGAAACATAAAATCTACAACGTCTACGATTCAAAATCTGAAGCATGGGGTATGCCTCTCTTCTACGATTGCAGAGCAAATGCTCTCCGATCACTCTCCGAAGCCGTCAACAAAAATGACGATAATCAAATCTCCAAATATCCCACCGACTTTTCGTTCTTCGAAATCGGTGAATACTCCCGGGAAACCGGAAACATCACTATGTATGAAACAAAAATCGCTCTCGGTCTTGCAATCGAATATAAAAAAACCGCGGACTGTGTTCCGCAAATCTAAGGAGTAAAAAAAATGCTTAGCTTTCCCTCCGGCAATCAACCATCTGTAATGTCAAGCGGTCATAACTTCTCGCAAGTTCCCAAAGCCGATATTCAGCGATCGTCGTTTAATAGATCGCACGGCTACAAGACCGCCTTTAACAGTGGCTACCTCATTCCGACGTTCGTCGACGAGGCTCTACCGGGGGATAGCTTTAACCTTAAAATGCAGACGTTCGCTCGTCTCTCAACTCCTATCGTCCCATTCATGGACAACCTCTACATCTCCACCTTCTTCTTCGCGGTTCCTTACCGCTTAGTGTGGAGTAACTTCAAAAAATTCTGTGGCGAACAAGCCACAACTGCTGCCTCAACAAACTTCACTATTCCCCAATTTACGGCATATAATCCTAGTGCCGAAACACTCTCTGACTACATGGGGATCCCGCCACTTGGCGGTGGGGCAACAATCGCGCACTCATGCCTTTGGCACCGCGCGTATAATCTGATCTGGAACGAATGGTTCCGGGATCAAAACATGCAGGACTCTGTAAAAGTCGGCTCAACCGTTGCCCTCGATGACGGGCCCGATGCAATCGCCGACTATGTCCTGCTCAAACGTGGCAAGCGCCACGACTACTTCACTTCCTGCCTCCCTTGGACGCAGAAAAACAATACAGGAACTGCCGTTTCCGTTGGAATCACTGGAAACGCTCCTGTTAAAGGCATTGGTAAAACCGATGCCGTCTATGGCACTGGCGCAACTAACGTATACGAATCTGGCCAAACTGCCGTCGTAAACTACCCCAGTTCATCCTCTGCTGACGGCACCGCAGGCGCTAACCGTGTCCTCTTCAGACAACATGCTACAAATACTGACTATCCAGACATCTACGCCGATCTCGCAGCCGTCACCGGGGTAACTATTAACTCCCTGCGCCTTGCCTTCCAAACTCAAAAGATGTATGAACGTGACGCCCGTGGTGGCACTCGCTATCGCGAAATCATACAATCTCACTTCGGTATAACCGATCCCTCCGATTCTCGGCTTCAGCGCCCGGAATATCTCGGAGGCACTACAACTCCAATCATGCTCACACCTGTTCCGCAAACCTCTGCAACTGCCGGATCTCTTGCAACCGGCCGTCTCGCTGCTGCCGGTGTCTCTCAATCTCGCTCCGGCTTCGTAAAATCATTCTCGGAACACACTCTCTTAATCGGTATGGTCTGTGTCCATGCCGATCTCAATTATCAACAGGGCCTTAACAGGATGTGGTCTCGCTCTACACGTTTAGACCACTACTGGCCCGCACTCGCCAATATTGGCGAACAAGCGGTCCTTAACAAAGAAATATATCTCCAAGGATCCGCTAATGCTGCCCAAGATGCTGCTGCCTTTGGCTATCAAGAACGCTTTGCCGAATACCGCTATAAACCCTCTACTATCACTGGCAAAATGCGCTCAACTTATGCCACACCGCTAGACTACTGGCATCTGGCACAAAAATTCACGGCTCTGCCGACTCTTGGAACTACGTTCATCCAAGAAACACCGCCGATCGACCGTGTCGTTGCCGTAAACACAGAACCACAGTTCTTCTTCGACGCCTATTTCGATCTGAAATGTGCTCGACCTATGCCGACTTACTCAGTCCCTGGTCTTATTGACCA